ACCAATTTAAAGAATCGCAACCATGCGTTCAAAGAATATGGCTACGGGCCTCCCAATCCAAACGAGGCAAATGATGCCTTTTGGCTAAAAAAAGCCAAGATGTATAACGCCCCTACGGATGCCATCAAGGGCATGCGCTGCGGCAATTGTGCGGCATTCATCCAGACCCCAAAGATGATGAAATGTATCCTCGATGGGCTGGAAAAAGACGAAAACAAGGGAGAATTGTCCTACGATGAGCAATTCATCGCGGCGGCTGATCTCGGCTACTGCGACCTATTTCAATTCACCTGTGCTGCGGCCCGCACTTGTGACGCGTGGAAATCCGGTGGGCCAATAACCAAGGAATAGCGCCATGAAAATGACCAAAGGGCAAAAGAAAATAGGCAAAGTCATGCACGAGTACAAGATGGGTGAGCTGCATACCGGCAGCAAGGTTGGCCCGATGGTGAAATCCCGCAAACAGGCCGTGGCGATCGCCATGTCTGAGGCCAAAATGCCTAAAAAGAGGGCGTATTGAAACCCAAGTCAAAGGTCAATCAAGCGGGGGTTTACACCAAACCGACCATGAGAAAAGCCTTGTTTGAGAAGATAAAGGCCGGAACTTCGGGTGGCGATCCTAACGAATGGTCGGCCAGAAAAGCACAACTGCTGGCTAAAGAATACAAAGCTAAAGGCGGGGGGTACAAGTAGCATGGCACTACGAAAAGAGCAGCAAAGTTTAAAGTCATGGACAGCCCAACGGTGGACAACAAAAAGCGGCAAGCCATCGTCAAAGACGGGCGAGCGATACCTGCCCGAGGCGGCGATAAAGTCGTTGTCATCCGCAGAATACGCGGCGACCACGAGAGCAAAACGCGAAGGCACAAAAGCGGGTAAACAGTTCGTAAAACAACCCAAGTCGATTGCAAAGAAAACCGCAAAATTTAGGTGAGGCAGCTATGAAAACTCCCGCATGGGCCAGAAAAGAAGGCCAAAATGCCAAAGGCGGCTTGAACGCGACCGGCAGAGCGTCTTATAATGCCGATACCGGCGGGAATTTAAAGCCTCCGGTCAAGTCAGGTGACAACCCTCGTCGGGCCTCCTTTTTAGCAAGGATGGGCGCAATGCCTGGGCCAGAACAAAAGAACGGGGAACCGACACGTCTTTTGCTCTCTCTCAACGCGTGGGGTGCCTCATCCAAGGCAGATGCTCGGGCGAAAGCTCGCGCTATTTCGGCTAGGAATAAGGCACGAAAATGAGACCGGTGTCCATTGGCGCTAACCCTACCGCGAACACGCTAACGACACTCTACACGGTGCCGAAGGGTTACTACGCCAAAATTGTTAGCTTAATCGCCACGAATCAGTCGGCCAGCAACAAACACGTCACGTTTGATTGGGTGGATAGCAGCGCCAGTGCAACCTATTCAGTGGTGTATCAATACGCGGTCACGTCAAAATCTCTGAATGATTTTGTATCTTCCTACATTGTTCTGGAAGAAGACGACATATTAAAAGTGACTACCGAATCGGCGTCTACTTTTGCCGTTGCAGTGACACTTGAAATTGAAGGGAACCAGCGCGCATGAGTACTACCTTTCTGCAAGCTGTCAATGACGTGCTGGTGCGCTTGCGCGAAGTGCAGGTATCCAGCCTTTCCGAAACGACCTATGCCACGCTGATCGGCAAATTCGTCAACGACGCCAAACGGCAGGTCGAAGACGCCTATTCGTGGAATGTTTTAACCACCACAATTACGGTGCCTACGGTATCGGCCACATCGTCCTATACGGTCACTGGCGCCGGACAGAAGTTTCAGGTGCGCGATGCCATTAACGCGACTAGCTTTGTCACGCTGACCAACGTCACGTTTGCGATGATGAACCGGTACCTAAATTTCCCCGCTGCCCCGGCAACGGGTATCCCGAGCTTCTACTCATTCAACGGTGTAGATTCTACGACCTACGACACCAAAGTGAGCGTGTTCCCAATCCCAGATGGCGTCTATTCGCTGAAATTTAGCCTGGTTGTGCCGCAAGCCGCGCTCACCTTGGCGGGAGATGTTATATCGGTTCCGGCTGAATTGGTCATCCAAAACGCCTACGCTCGGGCGCTGGTCGAGCGCGGCGAAGATGGAGGCTTGACCAGCTCCGAGGCATATCAGCTCTATCGCGGCATGCTGTCCGACAGTATCGCCCTGGAAGGCACCCGCTTTCCAGAAGAAGGCCAATTCGTCGCTGTCTAGGGCTTACTGATGCCACAACCAATACAAGTATTCACGACCGCTGCGCCGGGGTTCTTTGGGCTAAATACCCAAGACTCGCCGTTGGACTTGGCGGCGGGTTTTGCTTTGGTGGCGAACAATTCCATTATCGACCAGTATGGCCGGATCGGATCGCGCAAAGGCTACGCAAGGGTAAACGCGTCTAGTGGCAATCTCGGAGCTAACGATGTAGGCGTCATGCACGAGCTGGTGCAGTCCGATGGCACGCTAACCGTATTGTTTGCGGGCAACAATAAGCTGTTCAAGCTCGACGGCAGCAACGCCGTAGTCGAGCTGACTTACGGCGGTGGTGGGGTGGCGCCGACGATTACGGCGAGCAACTGGCAGTGCGCCTCGCTCAACGGCATTACCTATTTTTTCCAGTCAGCGCACGATCCGCTGATCTACGACCCTGCGGTCAGCACCACGACCTTTAGGCGCGTTTCAGAGAAAACTGGATACGTCGCCACGGTTCCGAGCACCAACATCGTCCTGAGCGCGTATGGCCGGTTGTGGACGGCAAATACGGCTACGGACAAGACCACGATCTATTTCTCCGACCTGATGGCGGGGCATATCTGGTCTACCGGCACCTCCGGCAGCTTGGACGTCAGCCGCGTCTGGGCGCAGGGATCGGATGAGATCACTGGTTTGGCCTCGCATAACGGCTTTCTGTTCATCTTCGGCAAACGGCAAATTCTGGTCTATTCCAGCGCCACTAGCCCTGCCAACATCACACTGAGCGACACCGTTGTCGGCACCGGCTGTTTGTCACGCGACAGCATCCAGCCGATCGCGACCGATGTGATCTTCCTGTCGAATACCGGTGTACGTTCACTGCTACGCACCATTTCGGAAAAGTCACTGCCATTTCGAGATCTGTCGAAGAATGTCCGTAATGACGTGATGGGGCTGGTTGCCGGTGAAGACGCGGCGGCAATCAAATCGGTCTTTTCCGAACGTGATGCCTTTTATCTTTTGAACCTTCCGGCGTCAAAAAAGACTTATTGTTTTGACACCAGAGGCCAGCTCGATGATGGATCATCACGCGTTACAACGTGGGATTCCATCGAACCGACGTCGCTGTTGTCGCGTCGCAACGGCGATCTGCTGGTCGGCAAGAACGGCTACGTCACCAAGTATTCTACCTACCAGGACAACGCATCCAGCTACCGGTTTCAGTATTACACCAACCATGCTGATCTAGGAAACCCGTCGCAAACGTCTGTGCTGAAGCGGTTAAGCATTGTGGTGATCGGCGGCACAAACCAATACGTCACGTTCAAGTGGTGCTTTGACTTTTCGGGCAATTACCTTTCGGCAAATTCGTTTATCCCGGTGCAAAGCGTGTCTTATTACGGCTTGGCCGAATACGGCGCGAATGGTGTTCCACTGGCCCAATATGCAAATGGCACTGCGCTACAGACGCTAATTGTTAGCGCCAGCGGTTCGGGTAAAGTTGTCCAAACGGGCTACGAAGCGGATATTAACGGCTCGCAACTGTCAATCCAGAAGATCGAAATTCAAGCCAAAAATGGCAAGTTTACGTAGGAATCCGTCATGTCAAATTATGTGAAAAGCACTAACTTTGCGACCAAGGACAGTCTGTCATCCGGCGATCCGCTGAAGATTGTCAAAGGCACCGAGATCAATACGGAATACGACAACATCGCCACCGCAGTCGCGACCAAGGCTGATCTGGCGTCGCCTACGTTTACCGGCACCGTTGTTATACCTACCGCAACGATTACGACAGCGGCTATTACTACGGCAACGATTTCTGGTGGCACGATTACCGGCATAACCGATTTGGCTGTTGCAGATGGCGGCACTGGCGCATCAACTGCTGCCGGTGCTAG